ACGGTCAATGCAGGCTTGTATTCCTCAATCGCGTCGATCACGTTACCCACGGTGGTCATGGTGTCGTCACCCTTGAAGCGTTTGATGGCCACGATGTCACGCCCTTGGCGCACCACGATCACGGTGCTGTCCATACCACCACGCGCGGGGTCAACGCCGACAACAATGGGTGCGGTTTGATCTTTGTACTTGTCGCGCTTGAACGCAACCTCGACTGTCACGGGCGAGATGAACTGGTCTTCACCAGCAGCGGGGAACTCACCATAGACCTCGACTCGGGCTTGGATTGAGTCTTCACCGTACTCGGCGATGATCTGGTCATACACCGCTTGGTCAGTGCCTTCAACAGTACGCGCGTCGATGATGTCCGAGGACCAGAAGTCCCGCTTGCTACCCTCGACTGCCTCATAAAAGTAGCCTGTGTTTCGGCGTGGGTTGCTGAACGCGAACCAGTAGCGATCCAGAATCTTTTCTGTAAAGAAGCCAGCGGCCACGGACCAGATGCCATCAGGAATACCGCTGGCCTCGTCGAAGATCACCATCATGCCATCGTGGTTGTGGACACCCGCATACGAGTCAGGGTTTTCTTCACTCCACAGCTTACCCTCGGCAGCCCAGTAACGTGTACCCTTCTTCAAGTCACGCTCGACCAACTCGGTCAACCACGCAGCAGGTACGAGTTTGGTAGCTGACACTTCCCACCAGTGCGAGTTGATGGCCATGGTGGACCACTTGGTAAGTTCACCCCATGTGACGGTGCGCAACTGGTTCTCGCTGTTGGCCGACACAATGACAGACGACCCGATGCGAGTTGACAGCATCCAGAGGATCAGCCACGACACCAGCGCAGACTTACCGATACCACGGCCCGAGCTAATAGCCTTGCGCAGCGCCTCCATGTCAATCACGCCACGATTGGCCTTCAAGTGGTCACGGATCTCGCGCAGCACTTTCCTCTGCCACTTCCGTGGACCTTTGAACTTGGCCAGGGGTGTGTTCTCCACGCCCCACGGGAAGCAAAACAGTACGAAGCTCTCAGGGTCATCAGCAAGCTGGGGACTCCAGAGCTGGGACATCAGGATCTGTTCATCTTCGGGCGAGTATTTGAGCTTCTGCATCAGTTGTTCTCTAGTCGAGGTGTCACATCAATCACTTCACCCTCTATCACTCTGGCTTGAGCTTGAGCAAGGGCATCAATAATACTTATCGACCCGCCCATCTCGATAGTTTTTGTCTCACCATAGCGTTTCTTGTTGTAAACGCCCATGAGCCACTTGCGACTGTCGATCCGCAGTTTAGAACGCTGGACATCTTCTGCTGAGTCCTCTGCGTCCGAGATCTCAATGATCTCAGCGCCAAGCTGCTCTGCGAACAACAGTTGGGCGTTCTCATAGCGGCTCGTGCGCTGCGGGTCTTTCTTGATCCAGTCGATGTAGGCAGCAGACTCGTAGCCACGGGGATCTTTGTCTAAGGTGTGTTTGATTGTCTTGCCACCAGCGAGTTGCTCAAGCACATGGTCAAACATGTACTCGAACTGCATGAACATGATCTCTCGGTTCGTGGGCGTGGCTTCGCGGATCGCAGGGATCTCGGGTGTGGGCGCACTTAACCACTCGGGCACTTCGGGAGCGTTCGAGTTTATGAGAGTGTCGCTAAGTTGTGGGCCTGCTGTGACAGTTGTGCCTAGGATTTGAGGTTCCATAGTGGCCCGATGCTATCACATCTTTTTGGTGTGCGTATACCATGACCCAATGGGTTCTAGGGTTAAATAAAATAAAAAATTCTCGTGGTGCCAGCGCCGCCGTGACCCTCGGCGCATCGGCCCTACCCCTCCCCTCGGCTGAGAATCACGGCTCCACGGCACCGTGGTATCCGCGCCACACTGCGCCAGAGCATGTAATGAATCCGTGCTACACGGGCGCACGGTGGCCATGTGCCATTGAACCAGAGCAGCGCAGCACCCGTGCCCCAGTGGACCACGGCCACAATGAACCACGGATCTAATGACTTACCCAGTGGCCACGGGATCAAGGGTTAAATGTGGCCGTGATTCCATACCCCAGCGGGATAAACTGACCCAGTGGCCACGGAATAAGGGGATCATTAAATAGTCACCCAGCGGGAAACCGTGGGACAATGGGGCCTGATCCAATGGGGCACTGTGCCTGTTTTTTAGGCAACCTGCGACAAAAGCCCCCACGCGCGCGCGCGAGAAGGGATTATTTACGACTTTTTAATTTGCACTTTTATTTCAGAATTCCCGATTCTCTTACCCCCTAAAACTGGTCACAATTGTCACACCTGATCCCGTTAACCCAGTGGGATAGTTTTTACCTATGAGCCCAAGAAGCGCGATAAAACATTTGTTTTGACACTGTAGACAATGCTGATCCACTGGGTCTATAATTCTTTTACCGCAAAACAATGCGGCAACCTTGTAAACGTTAACCTGTTAGGAACCTGAACCATGCAACCCAAACTCGAAAATCGAATCTTTCCCGCGCTGCTAGTGCTGATCTGGATTAGCGGCACTGTATCAATTCTGGCCATGAACTTTATCAAATAAGGGGCACGCTATGCGACACCAGAACCACCGAATCAACTACACCCCAGCACCAGAGCAGGCACCCTATCGCACGGGGCTTTGGGAATATGTGGCGGGTGCATGCCTTGGGGCATGCTTGGCCGTGCTGATCTTGGCCTACTGTGGCCTACTGTTTACCCCCGTTTAACCCTGTAACCCGTAACTGTAAGGAACTTTTAAAATGAAAACAATTCACACCTTCGCGCTGACCGCTGCCGTGGATCGCTTGGCCATCATTAAAACCATGATCGCAGACCTGACTGCAGAAGAGAAAACGATTAAAGCTCAATTAGCTGAATCAGGGCATGACGTAATTGAAGGCACGCTACACCGCGCGGCCATCTCGATCTGTGCAGGCCGTGAGAATATCGATTGGCACGCTATTGCGTCAAAATTCGAACCTTCGCGCCAATTGATCAAGGCCCACACGTCGACGGGTGCACCTTATGCCGTGGTGCGCGTCTCTGCAAAGAAGGGGGTTTAAAATGAGCATTCAATCTCTTAAAAATCTAGGCCCTTACACTTGGGTATCTCGAGACGTTACCCGCACAAATAACGGCCACGGGTCCTATCGTTTGATTATTTACGGGGCATTCAATGCTTACGGGCTCATAGGCTCAGAACTTAACGGGATCGCGGTATTTGACGAAAACGAAAAACGGGTTTTATGCGACGAAATAGCGCGCGCTGATAGTGGATATTTCGGACCCAGTACCCAGCAATTGGAAACCCTGATTGATCTGGTTTCTATGCCGTGGCCACAATTCGCCCGTTTTATGAATGAGCACCCCCGCACGCGCTACCAATTACCCACGGACCCCGTGGCCACCGCTATCGTGGCCAGATCTGGCGTGCCTGCAGATCGTTTAATCGTTTCACATATTGGAGGCTAAAAACATGGAATTCGCTAAACAATACCGCGCCAAAAATGGAAACCTGCAATTTAAACCCAGTGACGCTTGGCTGACTGACATTATCGAATCAGACAATTCGACGGGTTTTTGTCTCGCATGCGGTGATTCCGTCGACGGGATCGAACCTGACGCAGAGCGCGACGACTGCCCACACTGTGGCGCTGCTAAGGTTTACGGGGCCGAGAATCTTATGATCCGTGGCCTATATTTCGACGCTGACCGCGCAGAAGATCTATCCCGTGGGAGGTTTGCATAATGTCACACTATCACTTTGTAAAACAATCCGCGAACAGTAAAACGGGACCGATCCCCGTTACCTACAGTCAGCGCGAGACGTGCCCCCCATCATGCCCACATTACCGCGCTGACTGCTACGCAGAAGACTATTACACCCGTTTAACGTGGGATAAAGTAACCCAGCGGGGCGGGGATCTGGCCGCGCTCTGTGCATCCGTGGCCGCGCTACCTGATGGCCAACTGTGGCGCCACAATGTAGCTGGGGATCTACCAGGCGCAGGCGAAGCCGTCGACGCTGATGCACTTGGCCAATTGGTGATGGCCAACTTTGGCCGTAAGGGTTTCACGTATACCCACAAAAAAAGCGTTGACGCGCTGACGTGGGCCGCGCACGCCACCGCCTGGGGTTTCACTGTGAACCTATCGGCTGATGATGCTGGGGAGGCTGACGACTTAGCAGAGATGGATCTCGGCCCTGTGGTGGCCATTGTGCCCATGGATACACCAGAGAAAACGCAAACCCCAGCGGGGCGCACAATTATCATATGCCCCGCCCAAACCCGTGACGGGGTTACCTGTGCCACCTGTGGACTGTGCGCCCGTGCTGATCGTGGCGTAATTATCGGATTTAGGGCGCACGGGACTAAAGCTAGAGTCACTGATGCTAAAGCCCGTCGAATAATTCCAATTGCGAAAGGTTAAACAATGGCCCCCGATATGCAAAACCTGATTAATCAAGCAAAGGCTCAAGGCCTCACCGTATACGGTCCCGAAAATCTGACAACTTACATGTGGGTGACTGATGGCCACCGCTTGGGATATTGTCAGCACGGTAACCCGTTCAGGCCCCCAGAATTTGCCACCGTTCACAAACCATGCAAACACGCAGGAACGGGCTACAGAGTCGAAACCATGGCCGAATCATTGAGCCACCGCCCACAATGGGCCGCGAATAACGGCCCCGTGATCAAGTACAAAGATGCCGCCGAATTTATCGCCAAATACTGGCAACCCTTGATTCAATATTAAAAGTTTTAAACCATGCAAACCACACCACAAAAAACAACAAGTGATCTAGAACGAGAAGCCTACATTGTGGGCGACTTAGACCGCGCCCAACTGCTAGGACGAATCGACGCGCTGCAGCGTGCTTTAGGGCAAGCCGTGGCCACACTGGAGGAAATTACCAACATGTCGAACAGATACCGCGCAGGCGCAGCGCGTGAAACCCTGGCCACAATTGAACAGTTAACCCATGGAGACTATTAAAAAATGAATCACACCGAATCACAATATATCGAAGCTGGTCGCGCATATGAACGCGCTCAAGGGATCGACACGGCACGCGCCCAGGCGCAGAAAATCCGCGCCATGTTATCTAGCGAAGCACCAAAGGACGTTAGCGAAGCACGCGCCCTAATTGAGCGCGGACGCGCAGAAGCCAGGGGCCGCGCATGATGTATATCACTGCCGCGCTGATCGTGGCGCTAATCTCTGCCGCTTGGGATATGTGACCCAGGCAACCCCGTAACCCATCACCCCTAGGACTGATCCTAGGGGCTTTTTTAGCCCTTAAAACAATCGACACTATGAACACCACCACCAACACAAAAAACCCCGCTATCGTGGCCCCGCTGCCACCGTTCACCGTTCAATTGCGGGATCTGGCGCAGCGCCTGCAGCTAACAGACACGCAAGGGGCCGCTTATTTAGGCGTACCCGTGGCCACCTATCGTAAGTGGCACGCAGGCACGCGCACGCCCAGCGCCGTGGCCATTCGATTGCTTGACGTGCTGGGGATGATCGAAGCCCTTGCGCCTGGCATGCACGCGCACCTGATCCCCGTGGCCGCGCAGCGTGGCCGACCAAAGTCAAAAATGGAAAAAGGGCCTTTATAAGGCATCTGGGGCTATTTTGAAATTTGAATGAAAAAGGAAAAACCAAATGGACGATTTCATGGAAGATTTGCTAGGCTTGGCTGCAGTCATCATCATTTTTGTGATGTTTTTCAAATGACCCCAGTCAAACTATGCGCCCTATGCCAACAGCCCCGCACCATGCAGGGCAGCAGGCTAATCGAGATTAACGGCTACAAACGGTGGGTGCATGTCCACTGCTCAACACAATCGAAGGAAACAAAATGAACATTGAAGAATTGAAACTTGTACTCGCTACCGTGGCAACAGTCACGGATGACGCTAAAACCGTGGCCATTTGGTACATCGTTGCCAGCTATGGTCTACCTTTCATAGCCAACTGCCTTGTGGGTCTTGCGCTTTACGGTGTGGTCAAGATGATCGTCAACGCATTTGTTGCCACAACTGATTGGGCAGTACATGGTAAAAATGTCGCACGCGCATGGGGTGGTGAAGGCTCAGACTACACGCATTCCTACGACACGATGTACATTAACAAAGCAATCAAAGCAGGTACGGAGGCACGCAAATGACCCCCGCACGTCTTGAATTTGAACGACTCTTTAGAGACATGGGACTCGCCACCAGTGATGCCGCTTGGTTGGTGTTTTTGAATGGTTGGAACGGTGCAGCAGATCGTGCCGTTACCCTGATCCAAGAGTTTCCCTTTGAGCCTGACACCAAAGCCAGCTTCTCGATGCACATTGGAGGGATCAAGGAATGAAACCGACAGCAGAACTTCGCTTTGTTGAGCGATACGTACCCGCACCTGAGTGCGGTGAGGACATTCTAAAAAAGGTTCGCATTCTCCAGCAATGGTGGCAATTTGATAAGTTGTATGAAGATGAACGAATTGGCGAATGGCGCGATGTACCACTGGAGACAGAAGAATGAACTGGCCCTTTCCCCCATTCCCCAACCCCAAGGACCAAGGCACCCGTGTGCCACGGTTTAACCCTGACAACTTTGAGGATGCACCGCTATGAGTAAAGAAGCAATGAAGCTGGCGCTTGAGGCGTTGGAAATTTCATTCTCAAAACAACAGTGGGCGCATTTGCAAGTTAAAGAAGCCATCAAAGCCCTAGAAAAAGCACTAGTCAAGCAAGAGCAGGGTGAGCCTGTGGCGTGTGACAACTGTAAAAAGTTAGAAGATGAACTAGCGCATTTGCGTATCAAATCCGAGTTATGGAAACGAGATGCGATTGTGTGGAAGTCTGCTTATGACGTTGAGGTTGGTTGGCGTGAGCAAGAGCAGGGTGAGCCTGTGGGTGAGATATTGCTGACTAACGGCGACTACAAAGAAGTATCTTGGAAAAATGGAAAGCTGCCACCAGTTGGCGCAAAGCTCTACACCACACCACAACAACGCACATGGGTTGGGCTGACGGATAAACGGCGCGTTGAACTTGCAGTCTTCAACGGGTGGGGACAAGCTGCGGTTAGCGCAACTTTGGATTTAGCAAAAGCCATTGAAGCCGAACTTAGGGAGAAAAACACATGACCTCACAACTCGACAGCACAGGCACAGCAGCCGTGGACCACAACTACTTCTGGCAACCCATCGCCACCTGCCCTCGTGGTGCTAAGGTGCAGTTACTCGGACAGGGCGGGGTGGCCATGTATGGGCAGTACCACGGCAAAGACACGTTCTACACCCATTGGGCACCACTGCCTAAGTTGAAAAAGGATTGATATGAAAACGGAATTAAGAATTTTGCACCGCAATGGTGAAGAATTTTTGCAGATGCGCACCGCTTATGTGGAAATCAAAAACACGGAATTGTTTAGTTTTAAAGAACCAACGATAGAAGTGATCTACAGTGAGTGGGAAGATGTACCACACGTGATAGAATAAAAAAGGGAGCCAAGTGCTCCCTTTTTTCATTCCTCCAGCAACTCGTACCCTTTGATCCTTGGCTTCGGTTTGTCCGAGTTAGACCACCGCTGCTCCGCGAGTCGTTGACGCGCGGCAATGACCTTCTTACGGTGATCCTTGAACTGTTCACCTAGTGACGGGTTAATGGCCCACTCTGCATGATGTTGGTGCTCTTTGCTACCGTCATCCAATCGAATCACCCAGCCAGCCTGCTCCAAGGTGGCCATGGCACTGAGCACCATTTGGTCTTGGGTCCAGATGCTCTTACCGTCCAGGCTTCGGCGTGCGCTGCGCTTCAACTCGGACAGGGTGATCTGACCTTTGTCAAAGTGGTGAATCATGTGATCGGCCACCCATTGGTCAAAGGTGTCAACGCCTGCCACTTCACCCAAGGCATAGCGATACGCTGGGATGATGTACGACTTGATCAACTCGATCACACGGTTGACGATCTTCACATCGACGGTCAGGCTGAACGGTGACTCGATGATGTGGAACATGAGAATCAGTCGGCCAGCAGTGCCCTCTAGCTTACCGAATGCGGTCATGAACGTGTCATTGGACATGAGCAGGCGCTCGTCTTGCTTGGACTCCTCATACCATGCTTGGAACTCACGGTACACCTTGAACGCATCGGGTGACAGCTTGTATGTCTGTGGTGGGAGCGCACAGGTCAAGCGAAGCGTGTTTTCCCATGCAGCAGCGGCTGTCAGGTACTCGGGGATAGGGTGACCTAGCTTCGTCTTATTGCTGCGCAAAATGGCGGGTATGAAGCGTTGCAGCAGGCCATCGGACGCCAGTGCTTGCAGGTTGGCCTTGAACACTGCTGGTTGGATGTTGCCATAGATGCTCACAGCGAGGTTGTCAGCGTGAATAGACCCAGCACCCACACGGTCCATCTCATACGGTTCGGACTCATAGGACACCACCCAAGCCGAACGGTCTTCGCCACTGGTGCGGTCTGTCAGCTTCTTGACCCATGAGTTCATCTCGTCAAGGTAGCACAGCAGGCCACGGGGACGGTCAGCAGCCGAGCGCACGAGCTTTTGACTCGTGATGTCCGACACTGTGATCTTCAAAGGCACGGGCTGCTTGGGCAGCTCTGCCACCGTGGGCGCTTGGTCCCCTGACAGCATGGCCTCAGTCGATGCGGAGAACTCAAGGAAAGCCTTTTTCGATGATGCGTGTGCAGCCTCTTTGCCCTCCCAGTCCAACATCTCTTTGGCAAAGCGTGGACGGTCCTCGGCTTCGATGCTCTTGAGTGGTGACATCATGGGGCGTGAGCCTGGTGACTTCTTATCGGCTGGGTCACCCAGCGTCATCAGCCACAGCACTGGCGGCACTTGGAAGCCTGGCATGAGCTCCAAGCGGGTGCGTGCGTCGATCGCACCACAGACAGCGGCCATGCCTGAGAACAGTGGGACCAGTGGATCACAGCCCACGCTCTCAGCGATCTCATTGGCGCGAGTCTTGAGGATGTGTGGCCACAGGTCCATGTTCATCTCTGGCGCGGGTGGACGGATGCCTGCGGTCACGTTGACAGGGGTCATGGGTGCAACTTGGCCAACTGCCGCGAACAGCGATGCAGCGTCAACAGGTGGGCGTGACCATCCGTGTTGTTTGGCGATGTGAAAGAGTGTGCCCAGCTTGACAGCGGTGGCTTTGTCAGACTTGAAGCTGACCCACTGGTTGATGATCTCTTTCTCGCTAGGGTACTTGTTCGATGGCTTGGACCACTCGTCCCACAGGTGCAGGGCTTGATCTAGCTGGTTGGTGTGCGTGCCTGCCCAGTGCAGCGCCATGCCCACGTTGACCCATTCTTCACGGGAGCAGTCAGGGCTGATCGACTCGATGGCTGAACGGATCTCGTCCCATGATGCGTCTACTCCATCGCCCGTGGCAAGCGTGCGCACCTTATCCTGCTCAAGAAGACCATGCCACAAGTCTAACAGGGGTTGGGGCAGCTCAGGTAGGCGCATCCAGTGACCCTTACCAGCCCAGCGGTAGGGCTGCTTGGTGTCGGGGTGGATAGATGGGGGTAGTACGTCCTGCACCGTGAGTCCGTTGGCCGTGGCACAGCGCAGCTCGTAGGCAGTGATGCCGTTGATGATAATTTTCTTGGATGGTAGCGCCATGCCCAACGGCATCTTGTAGAGCAGCTTACCGTGACCAGCGCGGCCAGAGTCTACGATGACAGCATCGTTGGCATCGTACAGCTCTTGCAGGTTGATCCCTTGCAGCCCAAGCACCATGGCGGTGGTGTCCCACTCGTCAATGTCAAAGGCCATCGTGCCACTGTAGGCATGGGCCAAGCCGATACCCCAGCCTTGGGGTAGGTCAGCTTGCGACTTGATTGCGTTGGCCTTGATGTTCCACCCAGCGGTGCGTGGTCCCTTGGTCCCTTGTGGGATGGGGACGAGTGAGAAGCCATGGCGAATGTAGGCATCCACTGACGCGGGGTGTTGTTGTACTGATGGCAATGCGCTCATATAATCCGTTCTGACAATGCAGTTGTCATGTTCATGTTTGGTTCCTCTTTTAGCCCTGACTCACAAGGTCAGGGCTTTTCTTTTGGGTGATCAATGTACTAATGATCTTGTGACATCTTTGACACTCGTACAAGACGTGATTAGGTTTTCTCCACTTGATCCCAAAGTTGCACTCATGCCAGCGGTGTTTGCAGTTCATTTTCACCCTCTTGAAAAATATTTTTGAATTTGTTTGCGCAAGTGTATCAGATGCTGTTATACTTTGTCTAACGAAACCAAATTTATTTTGATTATGGCAACTACCAAGCTCAAATCAGCGTTCCTTGTAGTCCGTGTGACTGACAAGACGCGAACCAAATTTCACACCAAGGCACAGAAGCACGGTAACCCGTCCGAAGTGCTACGTGAAATAGTCGAAGCGTTCAATGATGACCGCCTCACAATTCAACCTCCCGCAAACCGTAAGGAATCGTTATATGTCACTGGAAACTGAAATCAAAACCCTCGCTGCCGCTGTTATCGCATTGACCGCCAAAATCGAAGGCATCAATGTAGCACCTGCTGCCCCTGTTGCGCAAGCTCCTGCACCCGTGGCAGCTCCTGTAACTGTTACCGTTGCTACCCCAGCACCAGTTGCCGCACCCGTAGCTGCTCCTGTTGCCATGCCTGCTGCTCCATCATTCGTAGCACCAGCACCCGTGGCTGCTGTGGCCGCTGGCGCACCGTTCAACGATCCAAAAGGTCTGTTGGAATACGTGATGGGTGCTTACAAGGCACTCGGCGCTGAAAAAGGGCAACAGATCCAAGGCGTGCTGACCAGCATGGGTTATCAGAACATCAATGACGTGAAGCCTGAGCACTATGCACAGTTGCACGCTGGTGTGGAAGCCTTGAAAGCCTAAGCATGAGCGATCACGCACAACTGTCACCCAGCAAACGGCATCGTTGGATGCTGTGCCCTGGGTCTATTCGAGAGGAAGCTAAGTACCCCGACAAGAGTGGTCCTGCTGCTGCCGATGGCACTCATAGCCATACGCTGCTGGAATACTGTATCGGTGAGGACAAAGACCCTCTCACTACAGTTGGTGAGACACTGAGTGACCATGAGGGCGTGTTCACGGTTGACAAAGACCGTGCCGCCCGTGTCAAGGTGGCCACCGACTACATCAAGCAACGTGTCGCTGAACAAAGCGGCTTGTGCGAGGTGATTGCCGAGACTCGTGTGGACCCTGAGCACTTGATTGGCCGCAAGGATATGTCAGGCACTGTGGACGTTCAGATCCGTGGCACTGAAGTGCTTGAGATCATCGACTACAAGGACGGTATGGGTATCGTGGGCGCCAAGGACAACCCACAACTGGAGCAGTACGCCATGGGTGCGTTGGCCAGTTGCAAGTTGCCTGTGAACGCTGTGTACCCATGGAAGCGCGTGCGCATGACGATCATTCAGCCCAAGCTGGCCATCAAAGGCATGAAAGCAATTTCATCGCACGAGGTGGATGTGATTGAAATTCTTGCTAAACTTGGCCAGATGGTTGTCGAAGCTCACGCTACCGATGCACCTGATGCACCACTCAAAGCGGGTGAAAGTCAATGTAAGTTCTGCAAAGCCAAGGGTAGCTGTTCTGCTCTTGCAAGTAACGTAATGGAAGGAGTCGGTGTAATGTTTCAACCCGTGCAGGTTACTCAAGCCCAGCCGTTCGATGTCGCACAGCAAGCTGCGAACAAAGATCCCAGCACCATGGACGATCAACAGATCCGTCAGATCATGGAAGCTGCACCCCTGATGCGTCAACTGCTTGAAGCCGTGGAAGCGGAAGCTCTGCGTCGATTGCAGCTCGGTCAATCAATCCCAGGCATCAAGCTCGTCAATGGTCGCGGTAGCCGCGCATGGGCGTTGCCAGAGGATCAGATTGCCGACAAGCTGACTAAGATGGGCATTCCTAAAGGTAGTGTTTGGGAAACCAAACTCGTCACTCCTGCCAAGGCTGAGAAGCTAACTTGGACCAAGCGAGATGGCACAACGAAGCAACTGACTGAGCGCCAGCTTAAAACACTGGAGACTGAGTACGTTGTGAAGATGGCAGGTAAGCTAACTGTCGCCCCCGAATCAGACTCACGCCCTGCCGTGGTTTTGAATGCTGCACCTATGTTCAGCGCAATTGACCAAGGTTCTGTCAATGGAGACATGACAGCCGAAGCTAAATATGCAGTGAAAGACGGTGTGGTTGTAATTGAATCAGTTAAATTAACTGAACTCCTACCTTCATGGTTATCGTAAATCAACTGGAGTAATCTAAATGTCAGACATCATCTTTTTATCAAACGTCCGTTTGTCTTTCCCTCACATCGCTGAACCACAGAAGCAAGTGAACGAAGCAACAGGTAAAGAACGCATCAGCTACAACTGCGAGTTCATCATGCCTAAAGACCACCCAGGTTTGCAACAGTTCATGCAACGCTATGCAACCATGGCTCAAGAGAAGTGGTTGGAGCACACCAACACAGTGATGCAAATGATCCAAGCGGATCGCAAGCTGCGCTGCTTTGGTCTTGGTGAGGAAAAGGTCAACAAGAAAACCTTTCAACCTTACGATGGTTATGCTGGTCACGCCTTCATCACTGCTGGCCGCGACACACAGCCTCAGATCATTCAAGCTGACGGTCAACCCATTGATCCAAGCAACACCATGGCCTACCAACAACTCACTCGCAAGATGTACGGTGGTTGCCGTGTCAACGCTGCGATCAAGCCTTGGTTGCAAGTGAACAAGCA